ATAGATTTTGAAAATGAATACGCCCTTGCAGAAGAAAACATATTTACAAAGCTGGATTTAGAAAAGCAAGCTTTAGAATTAGAAAGACAGCAAGAAATTGCAGCAGCAAAAAAGGTGGGTGCTGATATAGAAAAGATAAAGGATAAATTTGATAAAGCCGATTTGGCATTAGAGAAAGCAAAAACACAAGCAAAATTAGCACTCGCTGGGGGATTTGCCCAGAATATTGCCCAGATATTTGGAGAGCAGACAGCAGTAGGGAAAGCCGCAGCAATAGCAGCTACAACTATTTCAACATTTCAAGGTGCTACGCAGGCATTCACTTCATTTTCTTCATTGGGCCCAGTAGGTGTTGTGTTAGGTGTAGCAGCAGCAGCGGCGGCAGTAGCTTCCGGTATTGCGAATGTTAAAAAAATACTTTCTGTTAAGTCAGGATTACCGGGAGAAAGTGGTGGAGGTGGATCTGTTCCCTCAGTAGGTAGTGCAGTACCTCAAATATCAGCGGCACGTTCAACTGTAACTCCAGGTGTCGGTCAAGGGATAGTAAGCAGGACAACAGGGAATGATTTAAATACCCAGATTAGTGATAGTATTGCAGAGGGAGTAAGTAAAGCAGAGATACAACCTACATTAGTTGAGGACGATGTGACAGTGGCTCAGGTTGAACAGGCAAGCCAGAATAGTACATCAGTTATTTGATTTTTAAAATTACATGAGTACTAATAAAATATATAAAGCAAACAGTAATACAAATAGCAATTTGAGTATCAGTCCATTGGTTAATCCATTTACCTATGAATACCCAGAACAAAGCAAATATTATCACAGGTACAGTTAATGATTTAAGAATTGTTTTCATATTATCCTTCATTAAGTTGTTTCATTTGTTCAGCAAATACATAAATAAGTACAGGTAAAAGAACCCCAAAGAAAATAGCAATCCAGTTTATTCGCCAGAATTTCAATACTGATTTTGTTTTTTTAGATTTAATTTCTTTAGGATCCCCTTGAAATGACTTAAAACCGTTCATCCAAAATTCAGAAGCATAATAAAATATATTAACAACAATTTCGATTAGTGCCCCAAGTATGGCTAAATTAGGTTTTCCTATCCATACAAAACCGAGAATCCCAATTGATAATATACTACAAAACATAACAGATTGAAATTGTCGGGTATTTTTATTTTCTATTTTAGAAAACATTTCAAAAACAAAATATGAATGCACTGTTTGGCTTATCATTACAAGTACTGTTAATCCAAAAAATAAATAAAACATAATTAAAAATTCATGTGATTATTTTTCAACACTGGAATATTATTATCTGATGCTTCTAAATAAAATTTTAAAGCATACACCATAAGTGAGTTTCTTGACCTAGCTTCTTTGACTGCTTTTTCATCTATCTTATTTTTAAGTTCATCGGTAAGATAAAGAGGTACTGGTTTTCTTACGCTATCTTTTTTGTAGCTCATTCTTATTGTTCAATAAGTAATATTATTACAAAGTTAAAACAATATTATTATAAATACCAATGATTAGTAAACTATTTTAATTTAAAAATATATAATTTAAATTTGTTCTAAATAAAAATAAGATTATGCCATTTGAAAACGAACATTCAGCAAGATTAATAGAGCCTGAAAAGTTTCAACAAGATACTTTCAAAAGACAGGAAGTTGATGAAGGTATTGATATTATAATAGGAAAACTTGAAGGTGAAGACGCTATGACCACTCAATCTTATAGGTTTAAATCAGATAAATTCACAGCAGAACTGGCTAGAAAATGGATGCAAGGAAACAATATAGATTATATCCTTTTTGAAGAAGCCAAAGAAAAACAAAGCCCAACAGAAGACAATAAAATATATATGATGCCTATTATAGGGGTTTTAGGTGAGCAATTTACTGTACAAGATTTATTAATCCACTTAAATAAAGCAAAGGATTGTGGAATAATAAAACTTTTAATTGATTCACCAGGCGGATATGTTGATAAAGGGGAAAAGATGGTCAATGAATTAAATAAATCCGGTAAAATAATCCACGCAACAAATATTGGGGATGTTTGCAGTATGGCAGTAGATTTATTTATGACAGCAACAGTAAGGACATTTAATCCAACTAAGGGGGCTTTCTTAATTCACAATCCATGGGGAGGGCAAGAGGGCGAAGCGAAGGACTTTGAAGATGCGGCTCAAGAGTTAAGGGACATAGAAGATAGGATGGCCAAGAAATTATCAAAACAATTAAATGTTGATGTAAACATAATTAAGGGTTTTATGAATGAAAACACGCCCTTGACTAAAGACCAAATCAAAGAACTTGGATTTGCCAAAATAATTGGCGAAACTAAGATAAAAGCAGTAGCATATTTTAAATCTAAAAACAATAACATGAGTGAAATTAAATTAAATGAAGAACAATCTAAGCAATTATCAGGGCTTGAAACTAAAATGTCAAGTTTTGGTAAATTGCTTGATAAAATCTTCGGTCAAGTGAAAGCAAAGGCACTTGTAAAACAAGATGTAAACGGAACTGAGCTTGACTTTGGAGATGAAGTGCAAACAGAAGAACAGATTGCAATAGGGGTAAAAGCAACAGTAGACGGTCAACCAGCAGTCGGGGACTATATTTTAGAAGATGGCAGAACCCTTGTGTTTGAGGCGGGTGAATTAATTGACATTAAGCAACCCGAAGATGATGAAATGGAGGCTTTGAAAAAAGAACTTGAAGCCTTAAAAGTTGAAAATGAGGCTTTGAAAGCTGAAAAGGAAACTATGGACAAAGCTACTGAGGCTCTGAAAGCTGAAAATGAAAGTGCTATCAGCAAACTTGAAGAAGTCAATGCGAAAACTGAATCTATCAAAACTGAATTTGTAGCATTTAAATCACAGTTTACAGAATTTAAGGCGCAAGTAAATACACCATCAAGTGATGATAAAGAGGAACATAAATCAGGATTTACATACAAAGGGATAAAAAATTAACAATTAAAAAATATTATAATGGCAGCAAAAATTGATGTTTCCAGCTTAACGCTGAACGCGAAGGAAAACCCGGACTTTATGAAGTTCGTATTTGAAAGGGTTTTTGAACAACCAGAACTAACAACCATACATAGGATATGGCCTGGCATAACAATGCAAGAGCAAATAGTATTTGCAAGTGTATTAGATAAAGTAGGTATTGCAGATGCTTCATGTGCCCGTCCCAATTCAGGGGCAACGGCAACGATGACCCAGAAATATTGGGCTCCTGCAAATATAGGCGATTCACTTATTAATTGTCAGCCTGATGTGAACGCTTTATTTAAAGCTTACTATGATAAAATCAAAAGGTACGAAGAGAAATTTGATATTACAGGAAGTGACCAGGAAAAGTACCTTATGGTAATATACATAGATGCTATTTCCAAAGCCATTAAAAGGCATGCTTGGTTTGGGGACACGTCCGTTGCAATAGCAAACGCGGGGGCAGCAGGAACAACCGGGGCGGCACTTAATAAATATTATAGTGTTATCGATGGTATCTGGAAAGAGGTATTTGCAGCAGTTGGGGCATTATCAACTGACTTACAGAGGTATACAATAACAGAAAATGCAGAGATTACAACTGTGGCACAACTTGATTTAGCAGACGGTAGGGCAGAAGAAATATTTGAGGCAGTTTGGAATTTAGCGGATTCAAGGTTAAGAAACGATACCAATGCAAAAATGATGGTAACCCGTCAGCTTTGGGAAAACTACAGAAAAGACCTTCAAAAACGTAGTTCTGAAAATTACAAAATTGAACTTCTTACCGATGGATTAAAATCTATTCGATGGAATGGTATAGATGTAGTAAACATGGAGACTATCTGGGACAAAGATTTGTATGAAGATTTCTATGACAATACTACAAACAATGCTTACTACCTACCTAACAGGGTTTTATTCACTGTGCCTGATAATATTCCTATAGGGACATTAAACGACAATGACTTTACCGAGATGGATTCTTGGTATGAAAAACTGACACGTCAAAATCACATGACATTTGGTTTTACCCTTGATGCAAAATTACTTGAAAACTATATGGCTGTTACAGCTTATTAAAATGGAGGTTAATATGAAAAAGATTATATTTACAATTGCAGTGTTATTAGTTGGTTTTAACATAATCAATGCACAATTAAAAATGACAAACCAGCAACATTATGAAATTTATACAGGTGTTGCAGGTGATACTTTAGATAGCTCTTATGAGCTTGAAAAAACTATTTTCTTAGGTAATAAAGATTTCAAATATAACTATTATATTGAAGTAGATGCAGATTCACTTGGTGATGGGACTGATATAACAGCAAGGGTAAGGGGTTCGATGAATGGCTCAGATTGGTATAATGTAGGGAGTGCAATTACATGGGCAGTATCAGAATCCGACACGACACTTGTCTTTGATGGATTAAATCCAACATCTTCAATATCAAGTACAGTAGGCTCACATACCCAATTACATACAGGGACATCTTCTATAGCAGCATTTAATGTTACAGCAGACACTACTGGCTTGGATGGTTATTTTGCAGATACACTAGCTTATCCTGAACAAACTATCACATATACAGATACTGTTACTATTGCAGCTCAAACTATAACGACAACAGAAACAATTACAGATGGGTATGGTTATAGGTATCTTGAAATATACTTTTTGGGTGGTGGTGCAAATGCCGATATGGAACTGGAATCTCTTAGGATAGTAATATTAAAAGCGGAATAATATGAGCTGTTTAGATGGAGTTGCCGCGAATATTGCCTCTACATGCGCCACTCAACCGAGCGGCGGATTAGAAGTAACAGCCTATATATTGAATCGAGAAGATGTTGCGATTACCTATGATGTAACTAATGAGTTATTAATAACTGGCATGGTAAATGCAGCGACAAAGAAAGCTTATTCAATTACAGGCGTGAAAAAATTACTTAATGCAGGGTCTGATATTGTAATTGCCGATGATAGGGCAAATAAATACAGCCATTATTTTAACTTTCAACAATTTGAGTTTGATTCAGATGCGGTTTTAAATGTTGATAATATAGATGATGTTGTAATTATTGTCGAGACACGGGATGAAACAACTGATGGTGATGGTATGTTTAGGGTTTATGGTGCAAAATTTGGTTTATGGAAGTCAACAGATACACATAGGGCAAATGATATAAACGGGGTACGAAATTTGGAGTTAACGTCACTACCTGGGCAAGAAGAACCTTGGTCAAGATACGTGTTCTTTGACACTGACTATGCTACTACTTTAGCCGAAGTTGTAGCGTTATTAACTCCACCAGCCTAATGTTGGTAGATGAAGTAAAGGAAATATTATCAAAAGACGTGGAGGATGTTATTGCATCCTCTTTGTCTTTATCTCTTTTAAAAGTGTATTCTATTTTGTACCTTTACGGCAAGCAGCCTAATTGGTGCGAAAAATGTTTAACAGATTATTATAATAAACTAAAAAAAGACGGTATGGAACGCGCAAAAAAACTTGACGAAAAAATAGTGAAAATTAAAAAGGGGGCAATTAAAGGGCTTACTTATTATCCTGATTTACGCAAACATATATCAGGGGAAAATATAACTGATAGTGATGCAAAGTTTTTATTAAAAAAGGGATGGTTAAAAGAGACTGACTTTGAAGTATTACCATTAGGTTATACAGAAAAAAAGATTGAACCTAAAGTTGTAGAAAAAGAAAGCAATGAACCTCAGAATAATATTGAGCCAAAACAAGTAGAACCTAAAAAACAAAAACAGATAGTTAGCCAAAAAAAAGTCGTAAAAAATAAATAATGAAACTCCTTAAAATAGAAGTTGAAAAGCGGCTACCTGTTAGGCTCGATAAATCCATAAGGTCAGATGGGAATGAGTTGGGATCAATGACCTTCGGGGACAACAATGATTACCCACAATTGATTGAGAGGCTTATAAATGGAAGTGCCACAGCTAAAGCAGCATCAAATATTTACGCTAAGTTTCTTACTGGAATGGGGTTTGTTAACAAAGATATTAATAATATAAGCGTAGGTAAAGATGAAAAAGGAAAGGACATAAAATTATTAAGGATACTAAGGGAAACATGCAAATCAATTTCAAACAATAACGGGGCTTATATCCACTGTAACATAAAGAGGGATATAAAAATTAAAAACACAAAAACGATACCGTTTAAATTTTGTAGGTTTCAGAAGATAGACGACACTGGTTACACATCAAAAATAGGTGTTTATGAGAATTGGGACAAAGATGCAGATATTTCAACAAGAAAGAAATTTAATAAAAATGATATTGTCTGGATAAATGTCTTCAACCTTGATAAAAGGGTAGTTATTGACCAAGTAAATAATGTAAAAGGATTAAGCAAGTATAAAGGTCAAATTAATTTTTTATTTATGGACAATGATTATCTTTATCCGTTAAGCCCTATTGACCAAGTTTATTTGGATTGTGATACTGAACAACAAATACAGGTATATAAAAACCGGACTATAAGAGATGGTTTTTTTGATAAAGTTGTATTCAGGGTACAACCGCCGGATGATAAAATTGAAAAAGAAGAATTTATTAACAAAATTAAAAGCTTCATAGGGCCGGATGGTGATACCGTTTTAGTTCTTGAAGATGAGATTGACGAAGAAACAAAAGACGTAAAGCAAGTAGGTGCTTTCAAGATAGATAAAATAGAGGCAAATATCAACGATAAGTTGTTTGAGAATTGGGAAAGGTCAATATCAAACAACATTAGAAAGGCTTATAAAGCTTTACCTGCTTTGCTTATTGATTATGAAGAAGGAAAACTAAGTACAACAAGCGGTGAATCTATTATACAAGCTACAAATTACTATAACCAAATCACTAAAGATGACAGGGCTTCTATAAGTGAATTTTTTAAAGAAATTTACAGTAAATTTGATAACGAAATATTAGCCAATAATACTAATTGGGACATTGAACCATTAAATTTATACGACAATGGCACTACTACTGAGCTACTCCCAGCAACAAGCGATTAAACCTATCAGCGCAAATAATGAGGGCAAATACGCTCAATTAGCTGCGGAAGTTGAGGAGAAAGAATTAAGGTCTTTATTAGGGGTGGCATTACTTCAGGACATACAATCCAATCCAACATCAACAAACAATGTATTATTATTGGATGGTGATGAGTTTGAGGATTGTTACGGGAATACTATAACACATAAAGGCATAAGGTATCTTTTAGCATATCTTAATTACAGTAGATATATTTGGGAAAGCGACATATCAGATACATTTACGGGGTTTGTTGTAAAGAACAGGCAGGAAAGCGAAACGCTTACAGATGGAAGGCGTAAATCCCTACAATTGACCATGAGAGAAATTGCAATGCAGGAATGGATATTGATTAAAGATTACCTCGATGAAAAATATGCTAATTTTACGCTATGGAACTATGGAAATGAAACTAAAAAGCCATATACCCCCAGGATATACGGAGTAAGAAAGACAGGAAAAACGGTATATTACGATAAAGTAACCCGTCAAATCATAAGATAATGGCTAAAGAGTTATTTAATCAAACATTAAAATCTATAATAGGAAATACTGACAGGATATCAGTAGGCGTGCCGGGTCAAACTGGATGCGATAATGTTTATTTTAGCGACTTTAAAGACAATGTGCGCCCAAATGACC